ATGTCATTCAACAACTGTGGCAGCAAGAAGTGGGCCGCGAAATTGCAGAATTGGGGATCAAAATCTCTGAGGGGCAGACTGATGGAATGCGTCTACTTAAAGACCTTGTGTCACGCACCGACGAAAACTTCGTGGTTGATGATTACGGTGATCCGACAACTGATGATTTGGACCTTCTTCTCGCAGAGGTCAGTAACGATAATCGTTGGTCTTTTAATATCACTACTTTAAATCGCCGCCTTTACGGGATTGGGCCAACAGACTTCTATATTGTCGCTGCCCGTCCAGAAACAGGTAAGACTGCATTTCTGGCATCTGTCTGTGCCGCCCCTCTGGGTTTTTGCTGGCAAGGTGCAAAGGTGCTTTGGATCGGCAATGAAGAGGCCACTACAAAGGTTAAACTACGGGCATATCAATCATGCACAGGTCTGACAAAAGAGGCCATTCCGCAAAATAAAGAGTTTGCCCGTTCTGAGTATGCGAAAATTCGTGACAACCTGATCATGAAAGATACCCAAGATTGGGATCTTGAAAAGATCGAAGGGTATATACGCAAAATCAACCCAAATATTGTTATTCTAGACCAAGCCGATAAAATTAATATTTCTGGCAGTTTTCCATCAACTCATGAAAAAATCAGAGAGTTATATCGCCAACTGCGTGAGGTAGCCAAAAGGCATTACTGTGGTGTGATTGCAGTCTGTCAGGCAGGGCTAACCGCCGAAGGACGTACCCGCGTTGATTTTAGTGATTTAGAAAATAGCCGCACAGGTAAAGCAGCGGAATGTGATGTCTGTATAGGTATCGGCTTACAACCTGTGCAAGAGGGCCAAGACCCTGACTACACCCGCTTCCTGACCATCTCAAAGAATAAAGTAAGCGGCTGGCACGGCATAATTCCTTGTGAGTTGCAGCATGACATTTCGAGGTATGTGGAATAATATAATGGGTAAGTATTCTAATTTTGATCGTATTCCCCGCGACTATTATAAAACGCCTTTTGCGGCGGTTACGCCTTTGATCCCGCATTTAGAAGAGGTGCAGACCTACGCTGAACCCTGTGCGGGGGATGGTCAGTTAATTAACCTGCTTTCAGATGTCGGTTTTGAATGTGCCGCTGCATACGATATTGAACCTCAAGAAGAATGGATTGTCCAAAAAGATGCACTCTCCCTAACATCTGTGGACATGAAGGGGGCTGATGTGATCATCACTAATCCCCCGTGGACCCGCCAAGTGCTTCACGCCTTTATCTCCCACTTTGTGTGTGAATTGAATATGCCCACTTGGCTTTTGTTCGATGCTGGGTGGGTCCACACCAAACAATCAATTCCTTACCAACCGCTGCTCAGACGCATCGTTAGCGTGGGCCGCGTGAAATGGATCGAAGGAACCAAAATGACAGGTAAAGAAGACTGCGCGTGGCATCTTTTCACCTATCAAAAACCCCCAAATGCAACAAAATTCTACGGGAGAATATGATGATAATGAAGGACTTTTTGGAAGAGTACTTAGAGGAATCCACTGACACGATTATTAAATTGATGCGTTATAATATGGAACAGTATAGTCGTGAACAGCGTAAAGACCTCACTAAATTATTAAAAGAGTATCGTAATAATATAAAAGCGGTGCTTGCTACTCAAAATAAACTTAACTCCCTATTGCTGGGACGTAAGATATGAGGGCGCTAGTTGTCGATTTAGAAACGACTGTAACTGACATTGGTGGCAAGAAAGACAATACGCCTTTCAACCCATCTAATAAGCTTGTGTCGGCACATTTCGCTTGGCTAAGGACAAGAGAAGTAACACATCTTGTCTTTCACCATAATGAAAAGCCCGTGCCTGATAGTAAGGAGCCGCTTGAGAAGGCTCTACAAGAAGCTGACGTTCTGATCGCTCATAACGCAAAGTTTGATGTGGGTTGGTTACACGCCTGTGGCTTTACCATCCCCCCGAAAATCAGATGCACAATGATCAATGAATACATTTTAGCGAAGGGACAACGCACTGAACTGTCTTTGAAATTAATTTCTGAGGGGAGAAATAAACAGCATGATTACGCAAAAGAAGTCTGACTTAGTTGATGATTTATTTAAAAGCGGTGTTGGCTTTGAAGCTATGCCGCTCAATGATGTCGTCATTCCATATGCAGAGGCCGACGTTTTGGCGTGTATGGATGTGTATATACATCAAATGAAAGAGTTCGAAGAGCCACAGAACTCTAGCCTAATGAACATCGTTGAACTGATGAATGAAAATCTTCTGTTTTTGGTGGAAGTTGAAAAGAATGGGATCAAGATCGATGAAGAGGTCTTACAGCAGATAGAAGACGATTACCGCGCCGAAGAACAGGAAATTAAAAAGCGGTTAGATGATATTGTCCGTCAGGTGATGGGCGACAAGTCCTATAATCTTAAATCGGGCGTAGACCTGACCGCCGTCATCTACGGGCGGGAAATGATAGACCGTGAGAAACATGCAAGGACATGGAGAATAGGGAAAGACTCCAACGGTAAACCGCTGTTCCCGCCAAGATTTAAGGATGCACAACATTTTGCGAAAACATTAGATCAAACCACAAAATATGTGGAAAAAACACGCGCAGTGGCTTGCCAAAAGTGCCAAAAACGTGGTATAATATATAAGACAAAAAAGAACGGTGAGCCGTTTAAAAAGCCTACAAAATGCCCTGACTGTAATGGTCAGGGTGCTTTATTCTTACCCACAGGAAAACTTGCTGGCCTAGGTCTTAATCCTATGAATGCTTCCTTTGCGAGCGCCAACGGTTTCAAGGCAGACAAGAAAACAATAGACAAACTAATAGGACAAGCAAGGCGTAAGAATAATGAATTAGCGGTAGAGTTTCTGGAAAAGCTGACCCGCCTAAGTGCAATCTCAGTCTATCTTGATTCATTTATTAAAGGGCTGAAGCAATGGATGAAAAATGGGTATGCTCACCCAAACTTTAACCAGTGTATCACAGCGACGGGCAGATTAAGTTCGAGCAACCCAAACTGGCAGAATATCCCCGTCCGAGGTTTTCCTATCCGCAAGGCGGTTGTCTCCAGATTTAAAGGCGGGAAAGTTACAGAATGCGATTTCAGCTCTCTTGAATTTCGTGTCAGTGTGGAACTGGCGCGGGACGAGCAAGGCTTAAAAGACATTGCTGATGGCAAAGATGTCCACCGCCAAACAGGCTCAATTATATTTAAAAAGCCAGCGGAACAGGTAACAAAAGAAGAGCGTCAGCAAAGCAAGGCCCACACCTTTGCTCCACTTTATGGCTCCAGTGGTTATTTATATGAACCTTATATTAAGGCGTACTATGAGTCGTTCTTCGAAATATATAAGGGTATTGGCGCATATCAGGACAAATGTAAGCGCGGCGTTCTAAAGAACGGTATCATACAGACGCCCTCTGGCAGACAGTACTTCTGGCCCGACGTGGAACGGAAACAAAATGGTGATGTGAACTTCTCCACACAGATATGTAATTACCCAATACAGGGCTTTGCAACGGGCGATATTGTGCCACTAGCTTGCATTCGTGCCTTGAGAACATTTAGAGAACATGGTTTACTCAGCAAGATCATCTTAACCGTACACGATTCGATTGTAGTCGATACTCACCCTGACGAGATTAGTCAGGTCGAAGAGCTATTGACCGAAGCTATGGTCGGCGTGTCAGACGAAATTCGTGATCTATGGGGCTACGAGATGGTTGTCCCCATGGAGTCGGAAACCGCCGTTGGCAACTCATGGGCAGACTGCAAATGAGGAACGGCATCAACCAAGAAGGAAACTAAATGAATCAGGTATCAACTATCGATCAGTCTAGCATGAAGACACTTGTTGCTTCCCTAGGGGCGGGGACAGGGGCTAATGACAATATTCCGCAAGTTAACATGCCCTCTATTCGCATGAATCAGGAAGCTATGATCGGGACAGGAAGGGACGCGGAAAAAAATCCATTTTTTGGGTGCTTCTTTTTGAAGACAGAAGACCCCGAAGATTATGTGTATGGCGAAAGCATGATTATTCGCCCGTTAAGTAATGTTTTCCAATACACACACATGGACTTCGATAGACCGTCGGGTGAGCAATGTATTAATAAAACAGTGCAAATATCTAGTTGGGATCAAGAACCGCGAGATGAAAAAGGCACTCTTCGTTGTGGTAAGCCCACGTCCAAAGAAATGGAAGGCTGGTCTAAAGAGGAAAGGGGAAAATATAAAGACATTGTGTGTACTAGAATAATTCGCTGTGTTGCCACTTACACAGGTAAAAAGGCAAATGGTGAAGAAGTTACGGTGGAAAATCATCCCGCGATTATTTGGCACGCAAAAAATCACTACAGAGATTTTGAAGATCAGGTGATAAGAAAAATCCCACGTAATGCAAATATCTTTGATTATGAAGTTGAGCTAGTACCAAACTTTGGCACGGGACAAGCTGGAAATCAGTATGCTAACTTCACCTTCAAACCAATCCTCAAACGTTTAGAAATGACTGAGGAAGTTTTTGAAACCTTAAAGGTAATCAAAGACATAATTGATACTTCAAACGCACGGATTGAAAAGTCTTACACGGATGCAATACGCGCTAGACAGGTTGATCAAGCTGCGTTGGATGCCATGAGTACGTCTGCACAGGAAGATTATGATGGCGGCACCGCTCATTGAAAAACAAATCCACAAATTGATGAAGGATTGGTCCAACGATAAGTTGGATCAGTCTAAAATCAAGGAAGAGTGGATACAGGAGTTCCTTACGCATTGTGAGGACTCCATTCGAAAGCAGCTAAAGCCCCGTGATAATGAATACTATCACCGAGCATCTGCTATGGGCAGACCTCTTTGTATTCTTCAAAACCAGAAGAAGAAAAGTCCTAAAAGCGAAAAGGAATACAATTTCATCATGAAGATGTTGATCGGGGATATGACCGAAGGAGTTGTATCCCTGATGGCAAAGATGGCGGGTGTAGATATCGTCGCGGAAGGCACCGAAACCGAGTTGGTTTTGGGCGGGGCTAAGATTGTAGGGACAGACGACCACACAATTAAAACCCCCACAGGTAAAAAAGTGTACGATACTAAAACTACGTCCAGCTTCCAGTGGAGAGATAAGTGGTCAAAAGGCTATGATGCTCTGAAGGACAACGACACGTTTGGCTACATTTCTCAACTCCACATCTATGCAATGGGGCAAGGGATAGATGTCGGTGGATGGATAGTCGTTAATAAAGAAACTGGCGAATTAAAGGTTGTTGAGGCTCCCGAAGACAAAGAAGAAAAAGATCGGGTCATACATGAGTTGCAGACAAAGATAAAAGCATTGGATGGCAACTGGTCATTCATGAAGTGTTTTGAACCTTTAGATGAGAAATTCAACAAGAAGTCCACTGACAGTAAGTATCTTGGTACTGAGTGTAGCTTCTGTGATTTTAGAGAAGTTTGCTGGCCTCATGCACAGCGGCTCCCGAAAGCAAAGTCTACTGCTAAAAACGTAACATATCGCTGGTACACTAGGTACTTGGGCAAGGATTTGGATGAAGACACAAAGCGCAAAGGCCAAGGGCCGAAAGCTGCAACAATGGGTGCGAAACAAACTCCTAGAAAAGTTTCATAAGCTTGAAGAAGACGACATTAAAAGTACGTCCATGGGCGCTGGTGGTGAAGACGTTCAACTATCCCCCGCTGCCCGAAAGCTAATCCCTTTCAGCATTGAGTGTAAGTCAAGAAAATCTATCGCGGTCTACTCATACATGGACCAAGCCAAAGACAATTGCCCCTCTGGCGCGGAGCCTCTGGTGGTGGTGAAAGCAGATCGAAAAGACCCTCTGGTGATCCTTGATGCTGATTACTTTATTAGAAATATGAGGCCGACAAATGGTAAATAAACAAATAAACTCAATAAGTTTTAACCTTATTGATGTAAACGGTGAGGACTGCGACTGTCTCATGCAATGTAATCCCCGCCCTGACGCTTCTCCACTAGACGTATATAACTATTCTGTAATTCTATATGGGCTTTACTCTTTATTCACACACCACCCAGAGCTTGTTCATTTATTGGGTGAAATAGAGTTTCGTGCCGCGCATCCTGATCTATTCGAAAGTGATGAAGAAGATGACGAGGACAGGTTGCAAGTCGTGTTCGAAGCTGATGAAAAATTGAAGGAAGCCCTAATGGACAGAAAGATCGTCCCTTTCAACAAGAAAAAGTTAAACTAATGGCAAAATGGAAAGAAGTCCCATTGGGCGTAGAAGCTGATCTAGTGAATGAACCACCTCACTACACCACTTCAAACATCGAGTGCATAGATGCAATGAAAGCAATAGCTGACGCCATACATAAAACGCCCAAGGCGTATAGTGTTAGTCTTTTTCAAGCGCATCTGTGGCTCACAATCATCAAGTATATGTGGCGCTGGCCCACCAAATATAACCCGTTAGAGGATTTAAAAAAGGCGCGTTGGTACTTGGATAAATTAATTACATCAATTGAGGGAGCAGAAAATGGCAAATAACTATCTACCTACAGACTATCAAAACTTTATCGCGGTCAGTCGATACGCGAGATACTTAGAAAGCGAAAAGCGCCGTGAGACGTGGAGTGAAACAGTTGCCCGTTATGTGGACAATGTTATCAGGCCATGCACAGAAAGTGATGCCGCTGAAATTGAACAGGCAATTCTGAGCCTTGATGTTATGCCATCGATGCGGATGATGATGACCGCTGGTCCCGCCTTAGAGCGTGACAATATCTGTGGTTATAACTGTTCATATCTAGTTGTGGACGATCCCAAAGCTTTTGATGAAGCAATGCACATTTCGATGAATGGTTGTGGTGTGGGCTTCTCTGTGGAGCGCCAGTATATTGAAAAACTTCCCGAAGTTCCTGATGAATTATTTGATAGTGATACAATTATTCTTGTGAAGGATTCAAAAGAGGGCTGGGCCAAGGCGTTTCGTATGCTGGTGGCTCTTCTCTACGCGGGGGAAATCCCCAAATGGGATGTGTCTAAGGTCAGACCTGCTGGATCAGTATTGAAGACATTCGGTGGACGGGCATCTGGTCCCGCACCCCTTGTTGATCTATTCAACAGGACAGTAGACATCTTTAAAGGCGCAAAGGGGCGTAAGCTAAACTCTCTTGAGTGCCATGATATTATGACTACTGTGGCACAGATCGTTGTCTCAGGGGGTGTACGCCGCTCTGCAATGATCAGCCTATCAAATCTCTCAGACAACCGTATGCGCTATGCTAAGACAGGACAGTTCCCCGACAACAGGTATCTGGCGAATAACAGCGTATCTTATACAGAGAAACCAGACGCCCTGTCGTTTCTACGCGAGTGGACTGCTCTAGCTGAGAGTGGCACAGGAGAGCGGGGCATCTTCAATAGACAGGCCGCACAGCGACAAGCCGCAAAGAATGGAAGACGTAATGCAGGGCATGACTTTGGCTGCAACCCATGTAGTGAAATTATACTTAGGCCGTATCAGTTTTGTAACCTATCGGAAGTTGTGGTTAGGGCTACGGATACCAAAGAAGCACTGCTCAACAAAGTACGCCTCGCCACAATCCTAGGCACATGTCAGAGTCGTTTTACCAACTTTAAATATTTGCGGAAAATATGGAAAGACAACACTGAGGAAGAGCGGCTGCTTGGGGTAAGTCTTACAGGCATTATGGACAACCCTTTAACCAATGGTAATGCAAATGACCTATCTGCATTACTTGAGGAGCTAAAGCAATGCGCGGTGGACACAAATAAGGAATATGCTGAAAAGTTGGGAATACCACAAAGTACAGCCACAACATGCGTGAAGCCATCAGGGACAGTATCTCAGTTAGTGGATAGCGCCTCTGGGATTCACCCCCGCCATGCCCCATATTATATCCGTAGAGTGCGGGGAAATAATTTTGACCCTTTAACTCAATTTATGAAGGATCAAGGCATACCGAACGAACCCTGCGTCTACAGCGGGGATACCACAACGGTATTTAGCTTCCCCGTAAAAGCACCAGAAGGGGCTATCTGTACAAAGGATGTATCCGCGCTGGATCAGCTAAAAATGTGGGAGACTTATCAAGATCATTACTGCGAACATAAGCCTTCAGTCACGGTGAATGTAAAAGCTGATGAATGGTTCGAGGTAGGAGCCTACGTGTATGAAAAATTCGACAAGATGTCGGGGGTATCATTCCTTCCTTATGATGAACACACCTATCAACAAGCCCCTTATGAAGAGATAGGAAAGAGTGACTATAAGATGCTTTTGGGCCTTATGCCTACATCTATCGATTGGGCTAAGTTGGCTGATTATGAAGGTCAGGATTTTACCAAAGGTTCACAGACACTAGCTTGCTCTGGAGAAACCTGTGAAATGGTAGATATTGCATAAAAAAACGCCCTTGGGGACTTGTCCAAAGGCGTCGTATCTGGTAGTGATATGTGCATTAGGATATTATCTTTTAGAGATATCCTTTTCTGTTTGACCCCCTGTTCTTCGGAGCGGGGGGTTTTTAATTTGTAGCCTCTTCTTCTAGCATCCTGTCAGTTTCAGACGTAGGCAACTCTGGTTGTTCTCCCTCTAGGGCAGTTAGCGCCCCAATAGTTGGCGTTCTTACCAGCCCCTGCACTGTGGCGTCTCTTGTTTCGGCTATGAACTCACGCAGACCTTGCGGATTACTTTGTGCCATGCGTAAACCCTCTGATAGTCTCTGTGGGTCTTGCAGAAGTGTAATGATTGCATTTGTGACTTTACCAGCGGGAATTGCTTCCACAAGTTTCTTAGCTTGTGCAGATAATATCTGTGCGCTTTGAAGATTGGGGCCAACGCCACTAATAGGAAGTCTATTTGATAGGTTTGCACCCGCAATACGGGCTACGTTATTTAGTATGTCTGCGTTTTTATCGACCACCTCATTAAGCTGCGCGGTGTTTTTACCCACGGCATCAAGGCGCAGCCCCTCACTTATTAATGCACCTATTTCATCAGCCTCTTGCGGAGATATGACACCCGCTTCAAGCATCAAATCCACGCGAGTTTTACCATTAGGGGTAGCTGTACCAAAGAACTCTGCACCTAACTTATTAATGTCGATAGTGTTCCCATCAACACTTTTAGAGTTTCGAATTAGGCCATCGAAGGTAGCACGTTTAAGTCCTTCTACCGCCTCTGGGCCACTCTCTGTGGCTACACGGGCAAGATTACTATACTCCGCTGTGGGGTTTTGCCCTTTCAGGGCTTTCACAATTACGTCAGACGTATCCTCTGCCCGTGCCGCCGCACCCAGCGCTGCCTCAGTATCGTCTGCTACTCTAAGATTATCTGATAGGTTTTGTATTTTCCCCCGTAGTTCTGGGAAACGCTCTAGTAGCTGCACGTTGTCTGCCAAGAAGCGGTTTAGCTTTTGCTGAGAGAACTCCCCCGTCGTAGGGTCACGGGTAGCAGCCACATACCCCTGTAAGAACTCTTCCTGTGCAGCGCCCATTGTTTCGGCGGTAGGTACAACACGGTCTGTGCTTACGGCACTGGAAGGGACATCAATGAGAGTTTGATCTTCAATAGCGTTTGTTGGTGGTGTGGTTACGTCTGCTGCACGTTGTGCCTGACTTGCAGATGCCGCTGCCTGATCGGCAAACTCAGTCGCCTGTTGCAATTGCTGCATGTTTAAGTCGCCAGAAGTTTTACCACTTCCAAAAGCCCTTTCAAGCGTTTGTTCTGGATTTATACTTAGCGCCCCAGAGCCTTGTGTTTGAAGCGCCTCTCCCGCAAATGTGCGACTAAAGCGGTCATTAAGGGCAACACTGAAATCTCTAGCAACATCTACGCCTGTGCCTTGAAGCAAGTTAAGGTCTTCCAAAGCCCCGTCTGCCATTTTCATTAGCTGGCTATAGGCTTCCATGTCAGGGTTGGCCCCGCTTCTTTTGGCCCTTGCGAGTGTAAGTAGACGACTTCTAAATCGTACAAGTTCCCCAGAGGTTGTAGTACCCTGCATTGGAGAACTGTCGTTAATAATTTTATTAACAAAAATATTTACAACTCTTTCGAGTTCTGGGTCTCTAAATAAAGTTTCTCCTTCTAGGACACGCTGCCTCAATCCAGCAAATGCTTGCAAGGTGTTTTGTGCTGTTGCTGATATATTTTTAGGTACGGCGTTCCATAAGACATCCTCTACTTCGCGTACCTGCTTCTCCGCGTTATATACTGCCTCATAAGCTGCCTTGGATGCCCCTCGCATATCGGCTGCATCGAACTGGCTTGCCGCTTGAGTGACTGCATTACGGGCGTTGTCTACCTGCGCGTCTAGCAGAGTATCAAAGTAGGCTTTGCGGATACCACCTGATAGGTCTCCACCCGCTTGGTCAGCCATCATACGGATATTACCAAGGGCATTTTGTAAAAGGTCTTTTGCTGTTTTATTAAATTCTGAATTGGTGGAAGCAATCTTATTTTCTAGCCCAATTAACGCTTCATTTCCTGTAAGCTGCCCACCAGTAAGGTCCGACTTGCTGATGTTTGAATTTAATAAAGTATCAATTTGGGCAGCAACCTCTTTGGGATCATACCCTTGTTTAACAAGGATACGGGCAATCTGATTGATGGCCTCGCTTTGCGCTCCCTTTTCCCCCATGAAGGCGGTCTTTAATGCGCGTTTGGCACCTTTGGTAACAGGAGAGGCCAGCGTTCCTGCGATCTTTGTTGGTGATGCAAGTGACCCGATAAATTCCCCCGCCATCTGTGCATACATGTTATCGGGAGCTATTATCTGCATGAAGGCGGCACCTTGTGCGGCTCCCCCCAGCGCGGCGGCTTCTTGTGCTAGTACTGTCTTTGGAGAGTTAATAGCTGCTTGAATAAATGGATGGGTAACACCAATACCTGCCCGTGCTAATGCAAATGGTGCAAAGATAGGTACACCACCCTCACCAATCACACGACCTGCTTGCGCGGCTATTCGATATTCGGGGGGCAACTCTTCTATATTATCTATTTGCTCAAGGCCAAGTGCTTCAAGCCCCTGACGCTGCATCTTAGCCCCACCGACAGGATTGGTTGAGGAAAATAGTAAATCTTCTTCGTCTGTGCTTAACCCAGCGCCCGTTAAGTAGTTAATAGCTTTTCGAGCGCCTTGCTCTGCCTTCTGCACCCCTGTGTTAACTAAATCAACAGGCAAACCTAACACGTTTGTCAGACCGTAATTAACACCCATCCCTGCTGCTTCTAATTGGCTATCAGGTTTAGTATAACCTGTTCCCGTAGTTAATATCTGCATTGTTTCATCGTCGCCTAGTTTTTCTCTAGACTCCTTAATGTTCAACGCTTGGTCATTAACCATCACATTCGGGGGTAGGTTTTGCTCCATCTGATCTAGTAGTGATGACTCTGATACGCCTCTTTCTCTGGCACTCTGGACACCTTCGGGGTTATACTCTCCAATACGCGGCTGTAGATTATCAAGAACAAACTGTATCTCTTGCTCTTCTTGCGCGGTAGGTACAGTACCTTCAATGTCGAATTGAACTTTCTGACCGTCTGGTCCTAGTACTTCTATCGTAGCCATTATTCTACCACCCTATACCGCATACCACTTTCAGTCACTTGATAACGTTCATCATCAGGACTTGTGGTTGTGACTACTTCATCGGGGTTTTTCATCACATCAGTGGCGGTAGCGGTTTCCCCACCACCCCCTGATACTGCCTGTTGAAGTGCTTGATAGTAACTCAAAAGGACTTCTACCTGCCCCAGACCCACATTTGCTTTACTTTTAGCGGCGGGATTTACTCGTCGATTTTCAACGTCCTTTAGTCTACGCACAGAGTCTTCTAAAAGCAGAACCATTGAGTCTATAGCGCTTTTATTAGCTCTTAAACCTCTTCCTGTTCCCCCTACTGGTGGAAGTGTGCTGAAACGCTTTTTAAGATAAACACTGTCGCGAACACTAGGGAAGGCGGCTTGCAAACTTACTTCAGTAATAATCGCTAAATCTTTAAGCACTTGCGTTGAGACACGCGCTTCTTCGTTTAAGCTTGTTATGTTCAGGTAGTCAGTAACCCCGTTTGCCAGCGCATTTATCTGTCCCCGCAAACCAGACACAGCGGCGAGGTCAACCTTCGCCAATTTTGTACCTAGGTTTGTTTGAACATTTTTAAATTTTTCTTGTATTTGCTCGGTGGTGTAGCTTTGCAATTCACGTAGCTCTGCACGCTCCTCGTCCGTAAGGCTATCCACACCTTCTGTTGCGTCAAACAAACTGTCATTTTCTGCATCGACACCTTCCACTACAACCTTTGGCGCACCACCCGGTTGTGTCAGGTCTATTAGCACGGTCTCTCTAGTTACTTCGTCTGTACGGAGTTTAAGAGCGCCTGTGGCAAACTTAGTAGCGTCTTCTTTCGACATACCAAGATTTTCTTGTAAAAGGGCAATTTCTGCTTCTAACGCAGTCTCGTCTTTCGTATCAATTCCAAGCGCCTGTTCAGCAAAAGGTTTCACATTTGCAAACCAATTACTTGCCCACTCTAGTTCTTCCACCGTTTGAGGCGCTGGGTTGCCTACAATTTTGAGAGCTTTAAAGTATTGTTCTTGGTACGTCGATTTATTGAACGACTCTTGTTCTCCAAAGGCAGAGGCTCCAAATTGTTCTATTTGATCCGCAAGTGCTATATTTTCTGCACCGCCTCTTTTACGTTGTGCCATTGCAAGCGCTTTGTAGTTTTCTTTTCTAACATTTGCCCAATTGAATTTTTTAAGATTTATACCCCCGTGCGCCCGTATCTTCGCCGCTAACTCAGGATTTCCGCTCTGCTCTGCTCCAACAGCGGCTCCTTCATAGTTGTCTTCAGTTAAACCTTTAAATAGCTGTATAAGATCGGGGTCATCGTCAGTCGCGGTAACTACCTCAAATCCATATTTTCCTGTAGGCTCTTCAACATCTATGCCACGCTCCGCAATAGCTACAGGGCCAGCCATGAGTGGGGTGTTAATGTATGGCTCAACTGACTTTCGGTTGGACTTATATTTATCTCTATATAAATCAGAGAAGTCTTGTGCGGTTAAAGTTGTGCCATTCTGGTTTGAGCCTACGTTAAGATTGACGGCGGTTGCCCCTACAACGTCCACCGCCATGGCTGTTGGTCTCTCAAGTAATTTACCTGCCCCACCAGCGCCCTGTTGATGTGCTAGATATAACTCCTCACCAGTAATACTTCTGTTTAATTTGTTTTCTAATGATTGTTTATTTGCAGCGGCAAGCTTTGCAGCGCCTAGAGAGGATGATTTCCAATCATACACATCCACTCCATATTCTTCAGCCGTTGAGTCTATAAACTGAAAAATCCCTTTTGCGGAAGAGCGGGGATTATTCATCTTTTTACCAAGACTACTTTCAATCGAAGCAGTGGTTGCAAGGTAGCCAGAAGGTAAATCATACTCTTGCTCTAGCTGTGTCCAATATGCAGACATCTCTTCCATAGACCCAAGCGAGTAACGGGCATTCTTAGTGGACTCATTCCACTTTATCTTTCCGCTGCTGAACGCTTCTACAAATGAATCGGCTGTGTACGCCCCACCGTCTAGTAATTTATAAACATTTGCACGGGCGCTTGCGGGGAGTTTGCTTCCCAGCGCGGAATAAACTGCATTAACGCCCTTTTCTATAAGCTTGGTTTGTAATCGTGCAGCCTCTTGTTCCTCAAGACCAAAGCGTATTTTGAGTTCTTCTATTCGGTCTAGTTGTGCCTGTTCACGGACCTCTTTATCATAGGCTCTCTGTTCTGCTAAAAGACGCGCCTTTTCCTGTCGGTCTTCTCTACGGAGCCTATCCTCACGCAGACCCTCGCCAAAGCCAGCCAATTCGCCTTTGCTCAGTGATAACAAACCCATTAGAAGTATTCCTTTATATATTGCCCAGCATCTCTTGTTGGGCGTCCTCATTGGCAGCGCCTTGCATAGACATCAGCCCCTCTTCTTTAGGGGCATCTTCTGGCATTTCCTCGGACGATAAGATTAGAGGTTCTTCTGCTGCTGCCTCTTCCTGACCGCCGCGCATACCTCTTAATTTATCCATAGTGACCAACTTTGGCTCTTGGTCCCATCCCCGCTCAAAGTCTATCCCCGCTTTAATAGCAAGTGTCTCTACTAGCTTTGCCATGGGGCCAGCGGTCAGTACAGCATGGTCAATTGATACGTTACCTTTACCCACGTTCATGCGGGAGAATCCTGTGACGACATCGATGATAGTGTCGCCGCCTTCTAACAAAGTTAATATTGCAGATTTGCTTTCAGGCTTAGTCATGGACTGCACCATGTTTTCTACAATATCAACGTAGTTGCTAGACTTCGGGGGTCTGTGCCATGGGTAATTGCGCGTATCGCTGGTGTAATGTTCCCCAGCAATCGGACCATCAAACTTCGGCGTCTTCATCATCTTCTACTTCCTTATCATCTTCGATCAGTTGATCAAAAAAATCGGGGGTGTATATGAAAGTTTTACCTGATGCTTCGATAGCCTTTTCTGGCAATTTCCCATCGTAGTAATTGCGTACACTTTTTCTCACTGCATCTTTAAGTTTCATGATGTGAACCAATCAAAAATGTTATCATCATCTCCGAACACTATGTCGTATCCAATTTTAAGGAGTTCATACTTAGATCGGCCCGACGCTGAGTCTTGCTCAAACTCAAGCCTGTCTTCTCGAATGTCGTAATCGCGGTCTGCTTTGTACATTTCAACAAGTCTGTCTAAGTACTTCTCAGTGGTTTTCCACGAATAATCTAGGAAGGCGTCCTCGCGGTCCCATATCTGGGTAAGAGCTTCTTTGCTGAAGCCTAGTGAGCTTTCGATGTCGAACCTTGCAGCATCGAAGTCCATCTCCGCTTCAGCTAGTACCAGAGACTGTCGCCACTTCTCTACGGCAAGATCGACGTTGAACTGCATCTCTTTGTAGAACTTTTCAAAACCCGCATCTAAAGTTTGATAAAATTCACTGCCATCATTGGTTTCCCCGACATTAAACATCTCAATTGTGTCGGCGGCTTTTTTAACAACTACATCAGCCTCAAACTGGAGATTATCATAAAACTTACGAAAATCGTTTTCGGCGTCGGCGGTAAATAACCTCTGCGCGTTTGTTGCCTTCATGTCTTCAAAGAGGGCGTCCACGCGGTTGCTGATGTTCAGAATTTCAGTTTGCTGTTCGTTATCTAAGTTTTTAAGGTCCATAGCCAGAAAGGCTTTGGCATTGTTGATTGCCGCTTCTTGGTTTGCATTGAGGTTGGCGGTTTCAAACTTTGAAAGGACCAGCGCCTTCTGCATCAATGCCTCTTGGCGGTTGTCTAAGTTTTTTTCAGTAAGGCTCATGAATAGCTCAGACTCAGCTTCAGCAATCGGTAAGCTGGCTTCAAGAAGTGCGTTACTCATAGCAGCCACCGAAGCAGTGTCCCCGCCGCGCATACCATTTATACCCAACATTTTAGATACTGCCCGCGCTTGCTTTGCCGCAAAGGCGGGGATAGTTGGGTTGCCATTGGAGTCTACAAATGCCTCAGACAGTTTTTCCATCTGGAACATCAGGCTGGCTTTGGCGTCTACATAATTACCTTCACCCAACGTGTCTGCTAGAAGCTTACCTTCCACGGTGGTTGTGTCGATGATGTTGGAAAGCTTTATGGTGGCAGCTTCATTCAGTGCCTTACCAACATAATTTACACTACCGTCTGGGTTAACCCCCGAAAAAGAACCTTCGATATCAATCTGATCAGCATCCACTAGAGCGTTATCATTAACGGTTCCTGTCTGTGCCTGTGCTTGGTTCTTAATATTATCTAGGGCCGATAGGGATGTATCGGCGGTATATGTTGAAGGGTCATTAAAATCGGGAGCATCTAGGCCAGAAGTCCCTGCCTGACCAATATTATCCCTGTCCCTCGCTGGATTTTGATAGTTAGGATCATCAGGGTTTAGTCCAGACTGTTTATCCTCTTCACTAAAACCCTCTCTTTCATCATTTAACTTTCTATCATCACCGACTAAACCACTTGTATCAAATAACATATTCTCTGGATTACTTGTGGAAGTTAGATCGTTGAATATGTAATCCATCATTGGCTGAACCTGATCTAAGCCAATGTCTGCAAGCCCTCCAGACGCCTGTGCATTCATCATGTCGGTCAGGGAGCCTTGGATAGCTTGCGCTTTTTGTTCATCCGTAAGATTTGGATCGTCTAAGATTGCGTTAATTTTATCATCATTGGATTTATTTGATGGGA